ATTTTTTCAGCTAATCTGTAAATTACCATGAACTTTTTCTCATCCCAAGCTTTATAGTCAACCTCTAGATTAAAAATACCTGGAAGATTTAATTTTCTCCAGTCATCTGCAATATAAGGCAAGACTTGTACAAATGCTCTATCTAAATCTACATCTTTTTCTTGTCTATCTTTAAGATACTGTGTTATTTCTTGCATAACACCTATTGTAGGTGGTTGCATTCTAATAGTACCAGCAGAACGAGTTTTAATAACATAAGTTCTTTCTTTTTCGCTGTAATATGCTTCAATTTCTGAAGGCACAACAGAAGGTACTAGATTTTTAATAGAAAGTTCAATATCGACTTGTCTTTTTGTTTTCTCAGTTTTACCCTTTAAAATAATTTTATTTTCAGGTTCTGGAAAAGATAAATCTCTAATGCTTAATAAAACAATAATTCTATCCTCTTCTAAAAGGTCTTTGTAAGATAATTTTTTATTATCCACGGTCAACTGTGTACATGATTCTACAATAGAATTCAACTTATCTTCCATGTCGATATAGTTGTTTTCGTCCATAGTTGAGAAATGTCTAATCTCTTTGGCTTTTGCCGATCTGATTTGAATAATTAAATCAGCTGGGTAAAACTTACCTTTAGAAGGCAAAGTTTCTTTGTCTAAAGTGTGCCATCCTAACATTTCATCTGCAGATTTATCTGGTCTTTGTTGACCAAATTTATCCATTTTTACTTTACCTAAACCAGTTGAAGAAATCTCATCGATCATCGCATTTGTTTCACCAGAATTTGATTCTTCTTGAGTTCTCTTATTAATTTGGTCTTTGGCGTCTAGATGCTTCATTGCATCGCTGTCTTGATTTTTGTTGCTATCGCTCATATTACTTTTTATTTAGGTTTTTGACAGTTTGTTTAATAAATGATTTTTGTTCTACGTCTTTTTTACTTAATTCTGCTTGAATTAACTGTCTAATCCAAGCGCTAACCGAAACTGGTCGCTCTTCGTTTTCTATCGCTTCATTTAAAATGACTCGATTAACACTAGCAACTTCGTCTTCAGTTAGAAGAACTTGGAGTTTTTTTGTTAATTTATGATTCGTCATAATATTTTGATATGTTAATAATATATTATATTTATCTTACAAAATAAAAGGAGGAACCATAAGGTGTCCTCCTTTTAAAAAAGTTTATTAATTTAATTCTTCAGCCCAAACATCTGCTCTCCATGTAACTTCTAGGTCTGCAGCATCTGGTGCAGAGTAGTCTAGTGTACCTGTTAATGGTAAACCTGAAGTTATGAAACAATCATCAAGTGTAATCTTTCTGTAGATGTCACCCTCTCTGTTGAACTGTACAATTACCATAGTACCGACGTAGTTCTTTTTAAGACCCATTTCGCCAGTTTCTGGGTTGTATGCAGCTCTGTACCATTGTCTCATAGTTTTGTATAAGTAAGCTTGGTTAGAGTCATTTAAGTTTAATGTAAATGCAACTGTAATATCTAGTGCAGTTTGGTCTGCCATACCTGCATACGATCTTGTACTAAACTTGTACTTTTGCTCAATTGGACCTACATCTCTATGAAGAGCTTCTAGTCCTGAAATTGTTTTTACATGCTGAAGCAATAATTCTTGACCAGCAACACCATCCGGAGGTAGTATTGTCACCTCAAATAGGTTAGCCTGTACTGGTTCAAAATTTTTGCCCTTTTTGGACGTTTGGTCCTCTGAATAATGTGGTAAAGCCATATCTTTAATTTCTTATTTTATTTATATATCTGTTTTTATTATGCGAAGTTTCCAGTTGCGATTTCTCCAGTATTTAAGATTGTTACTCTCGATACTAAGATTTCAAGACCTTTAACTGGCTCAACAAATGTATCTAAAATACCCATATTATTATCGATTACCTCGTTAGTGTTGTTTGTACCGTCCATAATGTTTCTATAGTCGTAAACACCTCCGTCCTTTTTCACTGATTCCATAAATGAATCTGCTAAAGTTTTAATCTCTAATCTCGTTTGAGCATTGTTAAACTCGAATAAGTAGTTCTTTAAGATTTCTGCTAAACCGTCTTCAATGTAAATCATTGCTTCTCTTACGTGAGCTGAAGACAATGCTGATTGAATTCCTTGCTGTGCAGTCTTATTACCTTTGATTGTTAAACCAACGCCTCTTTCGAAAACGATTGGGTTGTAACCAAATGGCTCTAAGAAATCTCTATCTGATTTATCGAATGCAAATTCTAGACCTTGTACACCTGTACCACCTACAACACCTCTTCTTGGGCCTGCGATGATTGACCATGGTAATGCGTCTAAATATTTGTCGATATAATTGTTAGATACGTAAGCTGCTGGTGGAATTACTTTAACTCTACCATTTTCTAACACATTAAGACCAGGACCATAGTAGAATCCGTAGTTTGCGCCTTCATTGATAGAAGGTAATGTGTAGATTGCATCAGGGTTAAGGTCTAAATTACCTCCAGTTGAAACTAATCTTGCTTGGAACACACCTTGTGAGTCTAAGAATGAAGGATTAGTTGCAGCTTTAAATTCTTTAACCATCGGTGCGTTTAAGATAGCTGAAGCGTTTTGTCTTTCTTTACAAAGTTGCGATAATTGCTCTTTGTTTAAGATTGTACCGCCTTGGCCTAATGAACCGAATGTGTCAATGATGTATCTAAATGTAATTGCGTCTTTGTCAATTAATGTATTTGCTAAACCTGTACCCGGAATCATTGCATCTAATAATTCTTTGATAGTTTTCTCAGATTGAGTTGCACCATCTAATGGGAACATAGTATATGTTGACGTAGATTCTTCATATCTCTTAAGAGCATATAATGGTTTGTCAATAATATGTCTAGAAACACTAAATCTATAAATTGTGTTATCACCAACTGTTTCTTTTTTGATTCTTTTAATTCTTGCAGCTTTGCCTCCGTCTGCTTTTACATACATACCAACTTTGATGGTTGACCAGTCAAAGACATCTGATGCTGTAGCTACAGTGAAAGTAAATTCTCCAGCTGAAGTATTGTTGTGTGTATATGCACCGCCACCTGCTGGGAACATTACTGCTCTGTCATTTGCTGAAATGTCATATTGTACAAAGTCTTCAGTTGCAACGTGTACGAATGGTAAAATAGTTGATAAGTTACCAGTATATTCTGTTGCATCGAATCCAACTGCACCAACTGGGTTGATTTCAGTTTTCAAAGTACCGTTGTAATCAACATTTTCAGTAATAATACCTACTTCAACAAATTCTCCTGAGTTAGTACTCTTTAAGAACTTACCTGATAAGCCGTTAGCTGTAATAGTTGCAGTATCAACAATGATAACACCTTCTGCGTTAACTGTTACTGGCACACTAGCACCAAACTCTGCAGCTACTTGTCCTGCTTGTGAATAATTTTCGTAAATTGAAACGTCTGCTGCACCTGATAATGTATAAACTGTATCAGAACCTACTAAATCGATATCTGTAACTTGTACATACTCACCGTCTACTGCTGAAACAAACCAGCTTCCTACTAAAATATCTGCACTAACTCCTGTGCCGTCGTAATCTTTAATAGTTAATGAAGAACCATTAATTTCTACAACTTTATTTAAATTAGCAACTGTGTTAGGTGATATAGCTTGATTAACTCTATGTGAAAGTAGTTGATAATCTTGATATATGTTAAATCCGTTACCTACTAAATCAATTTGTGATAAAGCATCTTCGTTAACTGCACAGAATAAACCTGTTCTTCTTGCTTCTATGTTAATTAAAGTTTCAATGTATAATTGACGACCTTCATTATCCATAAATTCAGGAATTAATGAACCAGAATATTGTGCCAATAATGATACTTCTCTTAAATTAGTAAATTTAGCTAATTCAGATCTTAATAGACCTTGAGATGTAAACATTCCACCATATGTTGGATCGTTATTTAATTCGCTTGCATCAAATTTACCTTTGAAGATGAAAACATCTACCATGTAATCTGATACGTATTCTAAAGGATCGATACCTTCTGGAATGTTTGCTTCTCCGTACCATTCTCTTGCTGTCATTTCAAAACCAGCTGTGTTAGCAGCTTGTCTTACGATAATAGTAATCGGGTCTTGTTTGATATTTACAAAAGAAATTGCGTTATTTGAAGAAGATTCAGTGTTGTTTGCAGATTGCAATACTTTTAAATCTGAAGGAACCCAGAATTTATCAGTGTCAAATACTGAACTGTATTGTACGCTTTGTGGAATATCGCTTAAACCTTCTTGAGAAGAGTTTGTAGCTGGAGAAACTAAAGCAACTCTATCTGCAGTATCAGCAATCGTTAAATTAAGCGCTAAAATTGGCCCTCTTGAAAGAGTTTCAATTGCCGATCTGTGGAAGTACATTCCTTTTTTCTCTAATGACTTGTCAATTCCGCCGAAAATTTGAGTAAATTGCTCAACATTTTCAATGTAAACTGGGATGTTGTATGGACCTTTTTTCGATCTACCAACAACCAATCTAATAGTTTCAGCAGGGATATTAACCGTCTGTGATTTGTCAAACTCTAGACGATATACGCCTGAGCTCTTGAACTGTTGTAATTGAGGACTTAATGCCATAGTTGTTCTATTTTATTTTTTTGTTCTTTTATTATATATCTATTCTAAATCTCGAATTTATTTATATCAAGTCATAAATGTCATATTGTAAATCTCCGTCAGTTGCATTGTCTTTATATAGTACTTTTTCCATTACGTCATGTATGTCTGGTTCTATAAAATCTAATAACTCTTCTACAAAATCTGCATAATCCGTTGTGTTAAAAAATTCAGTAGAACTAATCACTGTCATGATTATATCGTCGTTACCCATTTGTGCACCATAACCACCTCTAGGTAAAGCACCAAATAAACTAGCTTCGCTGATAGTTTCATCGTGTGTTAAATCTAATCTATTTATCTTGTAAAGTTTAGCAAAATTCTGACAAAATATAGCTTTATTATCTGATTTAATTTTAATTCCTGGTTTTAAAGTTTTAGAATCGTGACGATGCCTAAATTTAACTACCATTTCATCATCAAAGTCGTTTCTTTGTGGAAAAACAGATTTTAAATATTGAAACAATACAGAACCGTATGTGTTATATTCTACAATCATTTTTACATTCTCTGAATAAAATAAATCAACAGATAATGTATATAATACTTTAGCAAAATCTTCTATTACATGTTCGTTCGATCTAAAGCACGCTACTTGTTCGAATTTAAAAAAATCATACATTGCACCAGGATTAATTGAATTTTCTATTTCAGTTTTATTCATAGGTGATATTTCAAAAATATTGATTACGGATGCGTCTCCTCCGTTTCCTTCAGCAATATCTACAGAAAATAACCAAAACTTTTGTTTATTCTTTGTATCTTCTGTATCAAAATCAGGTCTCCATTTTAAATGGCCTTCAACGTCAATTGATATATTTTCAAATTCTTCAAAATCATGATAGACATAGTCTTTCATTCTTTTTCTCATTTTTTTCATATCTACTGGGTCTAATAGTAAATTAGAACTTGAAACGAATTCATTACCATATTGTTTATTAAATGCTTCAATAGAACCTAGGTTTCCAAGTTCTCTTTGGTACCATGCGTCGTCTCTGTCAGGATGTTCCCACCAGTCGATACGCATAGCATGATATTCATTATCGCCTCTATCTGCTGCTGCGTATATTTCGTAAAATTTATTGAATCCATTTGGTGTTGATGTAATTGTAATTCTAGAAACCTTAGAAGCCGACAGTGTAGGATATACGTTTTCATAAAATGAATCGGCAATAGAAGGGTGTATATGGGCAAACTCATCAAGATATAAATTATGAATCGTAAAACCAATACCTGATTTTGCAGTAGTTGATTGACCCATCAAACGACAACCATTATCACATCTTACGTTCATCACATCATATTTGATAATACCAGGTTTCATAAAAAATGGAAGATTTTCTACAACCGTTTTTGCTTTATCAATAATTTCTTTAGTTGAATCAGATTTGTTAGCTAAAAGAAGTGTATTCTTATCTGTATTAAAAGTTAAATACCATGCATTAAAAATACTGGCAGTAACTGTTTTACCCATTTGACGAGAAGCTAGTACAATGTTAAATCTTTCATGTTGAAAGTTTCTTAACATTTTTTTTTGATAATCTCTTAACTTTACTTGTTGAATGCCGTTATCGGTCATAACTACTGCATACTTTTCTGCAAAATATACAATATCTGTTGCACATCTAGCTAATTCTGCAACTTCTTCGTCTGTGTATTCAAAAACTATATTACCTTTACGTAAAAATTGTTTACCTTCATAAAAGGGCATGGCAACCTTAGGTCTAAAACCTTGGTCCATAGCCAATAACAAGTCATTAACTTGCTTTGTTGACCACACGATTCTTTCTGATGCAACCTCAGTTTCATCCTTTGGAATCCATTTATTATCTCCTACGTAATCGCTCATTTATTAGTTTTCTTCTGCTTCTACGTCCTCTATATCATCCTCTTCAGTAGTTCCACCATTAATTCCTGCTTGAATTGCAGCCATTAAATCCTTTGTCCCTCTTTGAATATTTTTATTTTCAGTTGAACCGCCTGCCTCTTCAATTTCTCTAGTATCTTCTCTCTTTTTATAGATTTCAATATCTCTAGCAATTCTTTTAGTAGATTCTTCAGCTGCCATTAAATACATTGTTTGAGATTTAATTATATCTAACATTGATTTTTGTAAAGTTGCAAGAACCTCAAACATTCTTGGAGCTAATTCACCAGAATCAATAGTTTCTAAAAGAGTAGTCAATGCCTTTTCACCTGCTTGTAATTGATAAATTAAAGAAGACATTGTCATTTCGTCCATTTTCTTTTTGGCTGCAATATATTCATCCTTTTCAATGATATCTGCATCTAAATAAAACTTCATTAAACTGGTAATTGTCTTTTGTGCCTTTTTAGTTGCACCTGATTTTAATTCAGTATAATTGACGATCGGAGCCATATCTGTTGGACGAGATTTTATAGGTAAATCTCGAGGATCGCTTTCAACATCTAGTGTATTATCACCTATTAAATCGTCCAATTCTTTACGAATCTCATCTGCTTGTTCAGAAATAGTTCGTTTCTTATTGTTTTCTTCGCTCATATTATTATATTATATTCTATATATCTAAGAAAAATACTTGTAACAAATTTAGTCAAAAATTGTTACCTGTTTTGATTATACCTTCTTAATTGAATAGAAGGAATTGCATTATCTATGATTTTAGCAAGATGATTATCTCTAACAACATATTGTTGAAGAATATTAACATGTTGTTCTGATTCTATTACCTTAGAGAATAATCTAACATTAGTCATTTCTAATTTACCTGGCATAAGTGACCATTGTTTACTAGTATTCCAATTATATGGTAAATTGTAATCGTGTGTTTGGTTTAATACACTTGTAATAGTTTCTTGTGTTGAATTAGCAGTTTGCCAATTATTCATTGGGTCTAATCTATATAAATTTGTATTCATCGACCCATATTTATTGTTTAGATTAAATACTAAACCATACCATGTTCCATTTTCTAAAGGAGAATCAAAATTATATGATTGTATATCTGAATTAATTTTAATGTTTATTTCAGATTGATTTGTTGATATTTCTAAACCTTCGTTACCAACTTTACCACTAATAAGTGTTTGCTGCCCAATATTTGATGTAAAATTAGGTCTAAACCAAAGCGTTACTGCTAAATTTTCACTAGTTGAAAGTTTTGAAGCTCTTTTGTAAACTAACGCTTCTATGCCTAAATCTTTGATAGTGCTTAAATCATAGAAATTTTTACTAATAATAGTCCACTTGTTTCTTATTTGTTTATCAGAAATTAAAAGTTGATTATGAATTCTATCTCTAATACCATCACCGACTGGTGTAAATACAGTTTGATATTGTTCTGGTTTTGAGGTTTGTTGATATTCTTTTTTAATTTCTTCTCCAAAAACTTCTTCAACACCTGTTGTTAAATCATCTAATTCTGATTCTAAAATAGCATCATTAGAAGGGTCACCTGAATTAAATAAAGTACTTGTACGCTCTTCATATTTTTTAAGTAATACTCTCCAATATGTCATGTCCATATTAAATTCATCTGCAAAGGCAACTGAACTTACTTCATACATTCTATTCATTAATGGAAAATAAAGATAATCTCTGCTTATTGGACTTAAATTAGGTCCAAACGCAGATTCAAATTGAGTTTTAGTAATATGAATTTCAAAATCTTCAAAGCCCATTCCAAAAATATCATATTGGAACGTTTGTTCTGGCATAGCGTTATCCGGTACCATGATTTTAAACTCGCCCTGTTCTTTTACATTATATAGTGAATATTCCATCAAAATCACATCACTCGATCTTTTATCAGGCTCTACTCTAAAATATTTAACAGGATGACCCCACATTTCTGTAGAAATATCACTTATTTGAGAGTAAATCTTAGATGGTTTTGCTAAATCATATGGGTTCCACATAGCATCAGTACATTCTGCTACTATATTTGCACACCCATTTGCTAAATAAGGGTCTACACAATCTGTACAAAACTGAGGACATGATTCAATTGTACCATCTACTTGTTCCACTTCAAACTCTGTAGATATTAAAGTTAAACTACTTAAAGAAGACAATCTATCTACTGTAAATTTTAAATCTATCCAAAGAGGTTTAGTTCCGTCAAAAGTTAAACCTAAAATATCTCTAGGCCCTGCACCTATATTCAAAGGCCTTAATTCTGACATTTGGCCTCCATCTGAATCTAATGGATTTTGAGACCATCTAAACTCCATTTCAAATTGATTATTTGGGTCTGGAGTTAAATAAAATTCTATATTTTCTGCTGTAAAGGGTGCTGGCTCAACTATTGTAAATTCAGTTGGAGAAATTACGTTATCTACTGTTAAAACATGATTTACAACTATAAATTTATCCCCTGATGCTAAATTAAGATTTGTGTTTATACCAAAAACCGAATTGGTACCACCAACCATTGTTAATCCACCAACTGTATTTGGATTACTTAGACCTACTAAAACAGACCAAGAATTAATCCCAGTTACATTTTGATATGGTTCTACTAATCTAGCAAAAAGAATATCACCGATCTCATCGGCTGTAAAGTTATTTACCATTAAATTTGATGACGCAACGTCTTATTTTTATTTATATATCTGACTTTCTGTCAGTGATTAAATACATTTCTGGGTCATCAGGTTCATATGGTTCTAGAGTTTGAATCATGACATTTAAAATAGTAAAAAGCTCAGCTGTATTATTTTCAGACAAATATACATCTAATATATTTAGAAACTTTTTTACTTTAACTACTAAATAATGTTCATTTTCTTTTAAAAGTCCACAATTAGCTAAAATTTTATTAGCCAATTCCATTTCATGTTCATTGAATATGTCAAATAATCTTAAACTACCTCTAAGAATTTTAATACTGTATTTAATCGTTTTAATTTGGTCTACATTTACAATTCTATTGTAACTTGAATTTTTATTTAAATTACATTTAATCCAAGTTAAATTAGGCATTGTTTGTAGCGACTGATATAAAAAGTAAATAGAAGTTGCCTCTTTATGAATAGTTACATCACTTACAGATTGAAATCTATTTATATCTGTTCTAAAATATTTTAATAGAAAGGAGTTAAGTCTATTTGCATGAATTAACAATGCATCGTCGCCTGCGCGTCTTATTGCACCGTCTCTTGACATTATACCCCACAATTTTAAATCAATTGAATTGTATTTGTAAAGTGTAATATCAACTATCTCTGTAAAACTATCTTTAATTTCTGTAGACATCTATTTGCTCTTCGATTTTTTGTAAATCAGAGTAAAGCTCATCTTTGGCAAAGTGTTTTAATTCTTCAAACTCTCTCATACCAATTTCATTCTTATCTAAGAACAATTGAATTGCCTTTTCTCCTGGAATATATTTATCCTTTTGTTTTTTCTGTGCCTTTTTAGTTTTAGTATAAAACCATCCTGGAACAGACTTAAATCGCTGAGCTACCATTGCCCAAGATTCTACTACATTTGCACCGTTAATTCCATTTACATTAAATAAATTGGCATTAGATGGAAATTTAATAGCAAAAAATCTATTAATCATAAAATGATGTCTCTTTTTATTATGATTCTTAATTTTAGAATAAAGAGGTCTTTTCGTAAACATGATTTTTACGAAATCAAATAATTTAGTCTCGTCTAGCATATTAATTATATGTGAAAGTTGATTAATGTTTACTTAATCCATTCGTCAAAGGCTGCGACATATGCTTGTAAAATATCTACGTCACCTTGGTCGATACTTTTTCTAGCAGCATCTATTACCTCTAAATGTAGGCCATGTGCTTTGGCCTCTTCAATAATTTCTTCTATTTGTTTTTCTATACTTAATTCTGGTATACTCATTAGAATAACTTCTTAGATTTTGGTTTTTCTTCCGTTTTTGTTTTTTTACCAACTAATTTAATAGGTGATTTATTTTCTTCAGATGGAATATCCATACCTGCAAATGCATCTGGTCCGAACGAAGCTTCCTTGTTTAACCAGGCTGTGCCCTTTAGGATTTTCTCCATATCCATTACATTATCTATATTATCTAATGCACCTTCCCAATCTCTTTCTATAGACTCATAAATAGCCTTTTGAATCGGGTCTGGAATTGTTTTAACGTGCAATAACATTAATGAAATATTATTCTGAATAGCAATCTTAATTAGGCCAATATTACTATGACCAACAACTCTATAAACAACATCTGCTAATTTATCTTTATATTCACTATTAAATAGATAATCAATAGTAAAGTTATCAAACTCTTTAATAAACTGTGTGTAAATGGTATCAGCCATTTTATCAGTAATTGAATATGTTCTTAGTTTACCACTTTTCATTTCTTTTTGCCAAGTAACAACAGATGGGATATTATCTGATTTATCACCGACTAGAATTTTCTTAAAGATAAACTCATCACAGTCTATTTCAGTAATGCCAATTTTATTTGCTTGAACCCAACCTAAAATATTATTTTGATATTGGTCTCTAGACATGTGTTCGCCACCCATGTTAAATAACATATCTTCATTAGTCATTTCAGATGCAGCTGAAGTAATCATGTCTTGTTCAAAACCTTGATATCCATACAATGACTTTCTAGTATTGTAATACCAAATAGTGTGTGCGTCATTTGTATTAGAATAATTAACTAATTGAATAAGGTCTCTATCTCCTGACCAAACAATACATGATTTACCTCTATTATTAAGAGCAGTAGACCAACCAAAGATAACATCATCTGCTTCTGCACCTTGGATTTGATGTACTGTAACACCATGTGATGCTAGAATTTTTTGAAATTCTTCATATACACCATAGACTGCAGTCCAATCTACGTTAGAGCTTTGTTTTCTTGTACCTTTGTATTCCGCTTCTGGATATAGGTCTTTTCTCCATGATTTAGAATCTACTGTCAATACAACATCATCTACAAACATTTTAAGCTTGCGCATTTCTGAAGCAAAGTCAATAGATAACTTACGCATAAATTGTGACTTTTGTTTGTCGTCACCTAACAATTTTTGGCCATTTTTTGGCTTAGGTAAGACGAATAATCTACTAAATACAAAGTAGTTTCCGTCTATTAGTAGTGTATGTTTTCCCACTTTCATATCTTATGATTCTTATTACTTAGCCAATATACTAAAAATAATTGACATGGTAAAATTATTTGCTGTTTATTTTAACCTTTAACAATACTTTGTAATTCATAAACACAACTCAACATTGTAATTACTGGGTCTATAACATGAACTCTTTGAGCTTGGTGTTTAGCAACAGAAATAATAATCTGTGGAATGTCTTTAACACTTTGCAATTGTTCTTGTTGTATATATTCTACAAACTCTTCACCTAAAGATTGTAAAACATCATCAACTCTATTAGAGTAATTACTAACTAAAAGTTGGTAATTTTTAGCAGGGTCAGTTTCATTAAAAACTAATTCAAATACGTCTTTGTAAACTGAATTAAATTTCTTAACATCTTCTATTGTGATATTAGAAGTACCTTGTGTTTTATAGCCTTGTAATTTATTTAAAGTCGATCTCAGATCTGGGAAATTACGTCTAACAAATTCAACCAAAGCTGGTTTTTCAATAGACATATCTTCACCGTTACAAATATCGTAAACTCTACGAATATACTTTTTAGTTAATTCTGTTTCTTCTTCTTTGTCAAAATCAAAATCAATAACTTCAAATCTTGAAAGAATTGGATCGGGTAATTTATTAATATAATTACATGTTGCAATAAATCTAGAATTACTGGCAAAAGTTTCCATAGTTGCACGAAGTGCTTTAAAGAATTGGTCAGATACTCCATCGACCTCATCTAAAATTACTACTTTAAACATACCTGGTTTATCCATAATAGAAACAGTAGAACAAAAATCTGTAATTCTAGTTCTAATTACATCAACCGATGTATCTGTAGAAGCATTAATATAAAGATACGGTAATTCAAATTGATTAACAAGTGCCTTTGCTGTTGAAGTTTTACCTGTTCCCGGTGAACCTGCAAATAACATATTTTGAACTAAACCATCTTTAAATTTAGACATTACTCTATCTGGTAGAATTAGCTCTTCTAAATTCTTAGGTCTGTACTTCTCTGTAAAAAGTTGATTTACTGATTGCATATATTTATTTTGTTTACTGGTTATACTCTCAAGGCTTAGATTTGTTTCAGAGATAAATATAATATATGGCTAAATCATATCTACATATTATCCTTAATAGGACCAATGGTCCAAATCCTCGTAATCGATATGGTATTATACTTGCACCTTTGCAAAAGTTTTATCGTAAATTCTTGGTGGAGAATAGACACGTTAGGAGATGGGCAGATGACGATCGGGTCATAGAGTGCATTCTTAAAACGCAAAGACCCGTAAAACAAAATCAAAATCAAGTTAGAGGATTTTGGGATGCTCAGTCAGAAACCTTAGTAAATTTTAAAACATTAGAAAATAATTACAATCAAATAGATTGGCAATGTGCAATAAGTTTAAAGCATATTAAGGCTAAATTTATGAACTTTGATTTAGAAAATTTTGTTCATCCAGAATATAGAGATATTTTAAAAGCTCCAATGGTAGACAGTCGTATTTTAAAATCTTCAATTGAGTTTCGCAAGAAATGTAAAAAACTCTTGCTCGAAGAACGAGAAGAGTTTCTTAAACTTGTTAAAAAAGGAGCTAAACGCTCGCTTTAATATTACATTAATGCTTTAAATTTCTGAGCAATTGACATACCTTCAGTCAACTTAACTGTTTTAGGTAATTCAATAACGTTTTCAGTTAATTCATATCCGCCACAATCTGGTTCTGAACAAATATCTTGATCGTGACCTGAAATTGCAGCTAATTTTAAGATAGCATCCTTTTTACCAGTATATGTTAGTGTATCATATCCCATATCCCAATATAAAGAATCATCGCCCGTAGCAACTGCTACTTTTACACCGAATTCTTTAGCTTTAGATTTTAAATATGCGTAGTTATCTTCATCAGCGTCATATGCCATTAATTCAGGCAATGTAGCTTCTTCTATGATTTCTAAACTTTCTTCAGTTACTCCGGTTCCTTTAGCTTTTGCTAATTTATCTTTTTCGGATTTTAAAGCTGACTGAATAATCCCTAATTTATCTTTAGAGCTTTTGTCTTTCTTATCTTTTAAAGCTTCAATAGCATCTTCATACTCTTTGATTTTAGCTTTATGCTTTTTTACTTCAGGAGTCTCTTCATTACCACCGTCTTCTTTCTTACCTGAAACTCCACTTGGTTTTAAGCTAGCTGTTGTTTTAGCGGCTGCTATTTTATCTTTTAATTCTTTTACCTTTTCTTGGTCACCTTCTTTTTCAGCAGCTTTAAGGTCTAATTCTAATTTTTTTAGCTCAACTTCAGCTTTCTTTGGCCCACTTGTAGGTTGACCATTTGGTCCTTTTGGTAAATCGTCGATTTCAGTTTTAACTTTTTGAGAAGCTTGTTTAATCTTTTCAACCTCCTCTTCTTTCTTGCCATCTTCTTCTTTTTTACCACCGTCTTCTTTTTTACCACCGTCTTCTTTCTTGCCACCGTCTTTTTTGCCACCGTCTTCTTTCTTGGCGTCTTCTTTAGATTTTTTAGCATTTGCATCCATTGCATCTTGAGCAGTTTTAGAAGAATTACCATCATCGGTTTTTGGAGCTCCTTCAGCTGGATTTTCTTTAGCGTAATCTTTTAGTGATTTACCATCATTAGCAATTCTGTCCTCTAAAGTTTCTATCTTTAATTTTAACTGCTTTGCTTCTTCACCTGAAGTTGCTTTCATTACAATTTTAGCTGCTTGTAGTTTAGCTTTATTTTTACCCGACGTAACAATAAGTTTTAATCCTTGTGATATTGCTAATTCATCCATTCTAGCTGAAATAGCATCAGCTTGGTCTTTTAGTGCCTTGTTCTTTGCAGTATTTGCAGCGTCTAATGTAGCTCTTCTTTCGGTACCTTTACCTGAATCTGCATCAGATGCTTGCATTTTCTTTGCAAAATCTACATCATTGATAGATATTTGCACTAAAGCTTTTTGATACTTTTTAAGATTGTTTTTAATCTTAGTGTATTTTATAGGGCTTTTAATAATATCAATGATTTTTTCATTTAACTCTTCATCTTCTTCTATTAGTTCTTCTAATAAAATTTCATATTCGTTAAAAGCTTCGTGAATATTTAAACCCTCTTTAATATTGTCTGATAACTCAGAAAGTCTTGTTAAAATAGAATCAACATCTTTTACGATTTCAGTTCTTAAAGTTTCTCCAGCAGCATCTTGAGCAGTTGCATCAACTGCAACAGAATTAGCTGTAGTAGGTGCACTTGCTTGTGCATTTTGTTTATCTGATGCACTTGCTGAGAAGTCTTCAAATAACATTATCTTTTTAGTTAATTTCATCATTGTTATATTTTTTTTAAACTTAATATTAGATTATACTTTATATATCTGTTCTAATTTGCTTAATTTCCAAACAAAAAAAAGGCCCTCATTTCGAGGGCCTTTAATATTAAAATCTCTAATCTAGATTATAGTGAGAATTTAGAAGCGTCTAAAGAGAACTTCTGGTACTGCTCAGCAGTGTGGAAACCAGCTTCAACTAAAGCGTATCTTGATTTCACAGCTACTTTTGGAGCCATTGTACCTTCAGCGATCGCTTGTACTGATTCAGCCATTAAGTAAGGCATGAATACTAGACCAGGACCGTTTCCGTCACCTTTTCTACCAACTAAGATTTCAGCTTCACCAAAGCCTAAGTTAGGGTCAGTGTATACGTTGATACCTGCAACCGAACCTACTGGGAAGATAGCACCTGCAACTTGGTTGAAAGTGTTAGCCATTGGGTTTGGTACGAATCCTGCAACACCTTGTAATGCAGATGCAACTTTACCACCTACGACAGCGAAGTTACCAGCACCTCTTCTACCTCTGATAGCAATTAAGTTAGCAGCAGCTAAAATGTTTGTTAAGATTCTTCTATGAGCATCACCTCTAGTTTCTCCACCGTCTAAAGTTAAATCAAGAGCTACACCGCTTAATAAATCAGATTTAGCGATTTCTCTCATTTTACCTAAGATGTGTTGGTTGATTGACTGAGTTAATTCGTTAGTTAATACTGACTCAACTTGAGCTACAGCGTCAACACCGAATTGTTTTAAGTCTTGGATTTGCTCTCTAGTTACAGCAGCAGCTACTTGGAAAGTTTCCGCAGCAACTGATTTACTGAATAATGAAAGACCCATTACTTTGTCAGCAGTCTTTTCACCAGCATCTCTATTGAAAGGCTTTCTGTAAAGAACTTCATCGTTTGCGTCTAAGACGTCAGTACCACCTGAGAATCCAGGAACGTGGTCTTCTAATGCAGCAACTAATTCAATAGTAGTTTCACCAGTGAATAAGTCAGCAATAGTTTGACCAGCGCTTAAGGCTGAACCTACTGAGTAGATTTTTAAACCGTCGATTCTTGAAGTACCTACTTCAACTTCTTTAGTTGCGTCTGCCGGAGTACCGTCAGTCTTAACGTAAGTTGGAGCTTGAGCGTTATCTAATCTACCACCTTGGTAAGTGAAGTCTAGGTAAGATAATAAGCCCATAGGACCTGCCATTGGTACAACAGGAACTAAGTCTAAACCAATTGTTTGAGCTGCAACTTGCATCGCTAAAGGAAGTAAAGTTGGAGCTTTGTCACCTGAACCAGTAGCACCGTCAGCAGCACCTTGTGAAATGCTACCTGGGAATGTTACTGCACCCATACCTGAAAGGTTCATTGGGCCAGGGTTGTCTGATAAAGACATAATGTTTGCGTCTTCATACAGTTTGTGGTTGTGGCAGTATTGCGACATCCACGCTAATTTTTCTGATTCATTAATACCAGTTGCCTCTTCGATGATTGGCGCCCAAGTATTTCTGATCTCAGCTTCGTTTAATAAATTTGCCATTTTTAATGATCGTTTTTTTTATTTGTGTTTAGTTAAAAACTCGACATACTTGGGTTTTCTGCTTCTGTCACCCTATCGTCGATTATATTATTATATATCTTTTATTTGTTAAATCTTTTCTTGAAAGCTTCAGCGTACTTAGAAGTGTCATATAAGTCCTTCTTTTCTTCTACTTGCTTAGATTCTTTTACCATTTCAACTTTTTCTAAATTAACTGGAGTTTCTCTTAAATCTCTAGTTTGCCAGAAATTGCTAACTTGATACTCAGTATTTAAAGTGTGATACTTTGCCTGAGCGTGAATCTGATTTTGCTTAGCTTCACTTAAGTTTTCCCATTTTTCAGCATACTCTGTTGGCATTGCTGAAACATATAAAGGAGCTTGACCAGCACTTTCAACGATTAATTGTGATTCGTTAATGTGTGCTAAGATTTCTCTTTCTGTCATAAAGCCTCTTTTTGCAACTCTTTGTCTAACGTTTGTTTTAGCATCTTCACTTAATGTGTTATATGCTTCTCTTGTTTTAGATGAAACTACTCTAAAGAATGAAGGATTTTCATTTTCTTTAGCTTGAGCATTTTCAACTAATTTATCTAGTTTAGAAGAGATTTCAGTTTTATATGCTTCCAAAGGATCGTGTGCTCCTTCTTCGCCTTCAGCTTCTTCTTCGCCTTCACCTGCTTCAACTTCTTCTGATTCATCTTCAACTTGTGCATCAGATTCTTCTGATTCATCTTCTAATTCTTCAGCTTCTTCGAAGTCTTCGCCTTCAACGTTACCCTCTTCAGAGTTATCACCTGCTTCAACTTCTTCGCCTTCGATATCTTCTACTGATTTACCTTCACCTTCTTCAGATACATCACCCTCTTCAGAGTTATCACCTGCTTCAACTTCTTCGTCTTCGATATCTTCAACATCTTTTGCGCCTTCATCAGATTCTTCAACTTCTTCAATTTCATCGTCATCGTCATCATCATCGTCGTCATCGTCGTCGTCATCATCGTCATCATCAGACTCTTCAGCTTCAACTTCACCTTCTAGTTCTTCTTCAACTTCTTCTTCAGCTTCAACTTCAACAGCTTCGTCTTGTGATTCAGTTTCACCTTCTGGTCCAACTTCCGTAACGTCTTCTAATTCATCTTCATTATCTTCACCAGCTTCTTTTGCTACTTCTTCGCCTTCAACGTCACCTTCTCCATCGTTATCAACGATTTCTTCTGCAGATTCAGCATCTTCTTTTTCTAGACCTGGCTCTTCAGCTTCGTCTTCTTCTGTAACAAAGTTTTCATTAATTGATTCAGCGATATATTCAGCATATTCTGAAACTGATTGTAAGTTTTCTTTTAAATATTCAACATAACCAACAAGTGTTTCATGTGTTGCAGCACCTTCATTGTGTGCTTCAGCTAAATAATCAGCAAAGTCTTTTACTTTACTAACTGCTTCAGCTAAGTGCTCTGAATATTGAATACCTTTATCTAGTTTTTCAGCAATAGATTCACTATAAGAAATACCTTGGTCTGTTTTTTCAGCAACATGTTCTGTATACTGAATAGATTCATCTAGTTTTTCAGCTAGATAACCAACGTAATCTGATAATTTATTAACGCTTTCAACAATGTGATCGTTATGATGAGTTAAATTCTCAACTGTTTTATCTTCGCCAGCTTCTTCTTGCTTAGCGTTGATATCTTCTTTAATCGACTTGATTTCGTTCGCTAAATACTCTGAGTACTTGTTGAAGTCTTCAGCCTTTACAAATTCTGCCATGTTTTTATTTTCTTTTATTTGTGTTGTTATAGTTTCAATGTTTTCTTTTTCAACCTTACCTTCGTTGTTCATTTCGTAAATCCATAAACCAGAATCATTATCAAATCCATAAGATTCGTTAACTCTCTTTAATTCTGCATTTTCAAAACCAGGATCGGCAACCAGGTCGTAAGTAAATAATTGTTTGATTTTTACTTTACCGTTAGATTCAACGGCACCTGCTGCTCTTGATGAAATTTGTAAAGGAATACCAGCATCAACTAAAGCCTTAGCTTGTCTACCAGCATCAGTATCTAATAATCTAATTCTACCTCTTACTTGCTTTGTGTCTTTATCATAATGAAGTTCTTCAATGATGTGAGATACGTTTTTAAGTGAAGTATCAAATGAAGTAGGGTGGTCCAATTCTCCTAAAAGTTTAGAAGCGTCGATCTTAGCTTGAAGTGCTTCGATCTGTGGAACATATTCAGACTCCGTATAGATACGGTTGTTTCTATTTTTCTGATCGATTTGACCAAAAATACCTTCGAGAATGTACGCTTTTTCTTCGTTCTGAACTGAGCTCAGTGCTGAAGACGACATTTCGACGATTAATAAATCGTTTGTATTTTTCATATTTATAGTTTTTCTATTTTTAATATATATCCTATTTTATTATTGAAATATCTTATTATATGTCTGCCAGTGGATCGTCGTCCCCTCCTTCAGCTCCTTCTTCCTCTTTTTCAGCCTCTTTTTCGGCCTCTGCGTCTTCGGCAGCCTTATCTAAATAGAACCCAACTATAACGTCCATTTCTCCTTCTGCAAATGCAGCTTCACCATACTCTGCGTAAAAATAGTCTTTAAATTCATCTTCGGTTTTAGCTGTTGTAATAGCACCCAAAATCTCTGCCGCCTTAATCGTAGGACCTGAATCTAGTTTAACATCATCGACATATAATTTAGATTCTTCGCCTGCTTTAAGAGCGTCCTCTTGAATGAATTCTTCAAATGTTTGTATAATCTTCATAGTTTATATATTCTTTCCTTTTTTAAGATATTACATTGCGAATGGGTCTTCTGGCTCTGGCGCTTCAGCGTCATCTTTAGCTTGCTTTGATTTAGCAGCATTATTAGCCCTAATCTCATCATCAGTTAGTTTAAGATATTTCTTAACTAAGTACTCTTGATCGAAGTAATATTCTTCTTCCATTGTTTCTTGATTAGTTGTCATTAATGAATCTCTCATAGAGCCGATAAATTCTAATCTACGTTCCATGATTTCCATTGTCTTTAATTCAGCAAAGACATTTTCTTCATTAAATCTCAGTGCAACTTGTGTTTTGAACTGAGGGTCATTAGTAAACTCAGGATATTTTAGACACATTTGAATATAAAGAGGTTTCACCATAATTTCTTGGAAAACCGATCTTAATCTTTTGATAAATTTACCAAATTTGATTTCATCTCTAATCATACCATCGGCAGCAAGGTTAAAGTCACCTCCGCCATCTTCGTATAAAAATCTAGAATATGGAATTTTAGAAACATGCTTTAATTTATCAGAGAAGTATTTAAGTGCTTCTGTATCTGATAGGTCTGGACCTTCACCTCCAAGTGTTTCAATTTCTGGAGTTTCACCATCTTTAGAAGGTAACCAATATTCTTTTGAGAATTGTAACATTGGTTTACCGTCTGTGGCCAACGTTGCTGATTCCCAATCAAAATCAACCGTTTCTTTATATGAATTCATTAATTGAGCAAGTGATTGTTTTGCTCTTGTTTTAGATTTACCACCAACCGGAATAATAAACTTCATTCTGAATGAAGCGTTAGTTACAGCCCAGATAACTCTAGTGTGTTCCATAATTCTTAACAAGTTAAATGCTCTTGTTAATCTCTCAATATATGAAACTCTAGATGCAGTGGTAATTGAAGAATAAGAAAGATAAATGATTTGTGAATCATATAATTTTCTTTCTTTTACTGGATCGTCTTTATATTGTACCCAAACCTTTTTACCATCATCGTGATTGTAACCTGGAATAAGTGTGATTGGGTCTAATTCTTTAAATCCAATAATTTCTTTTTGATCGGGGGAATAAATTATCTCAAATGTTAGATAACCATCAATTAAGAATTTTCTAAAATAATACCATGCAGATTGGTCAGAATTAAAACCAAAATAGTGATAGATTTGTCTAAAGTATTTGTTTAAGTCCTTTTCTACATCGTTAGATACATCAAGCCCTAAAATCTCAGGTTGACAAAAGAAGTTTTTATCATCATATACTATAGTTTCATCACATAGAATATCTAAAATATCTTCTACTTCATCGTTTAATGAAAATGCTCTTAGTTCGTCTCTTTTAGCTGGATAAGCTTGGTCGAAAAATGGTATGTTCTTCTTAAGATTCGTGTCCGTCATGGACATTGCGGCAAATGCACCATAGATGTCATCGCTATCAACACCATAAGGATTCATTTGGCCATATCCGATTTCTGCTTCCATCGGACCAATAGCTTGAGATTGTCTTAGAACCAAATCATCATAACGCATACCAAAACTAGATAGCGTTTTCAAAGAGTTTGAAAGGCTAAACGGTTTTGAACTATTACTTAATGGTCCATTTCTGTCTGTAAATCCTGCCATATTGTTTTATTATTATATTCTTTTTTATATATCTTATTTTTTAAGGTGGTTTCTAAACGCATATTTTATCTTACCAATAGTAGTTCCATTTAACTCGATAAAATCACATAGTACTATTTTAGCCCAATGTTCATAGGCCACTATTTTTTGATTTGATTTAAGTTGGGGAATGTATTGTCTAATAGCAAAATCTAATCCGAATTGCTCTAAATATTTTTTGGCACCATCATATGTAAATTTAATTTGACCTTGTTTTAATGCATTGTTACTTCGGCCGCCAGATGTTTGAGATTTAATCTCTCCTTTCATCCTATCATATATCATATCTAACATATCCTCTTTAACTCTTACTGGCAATAAATTTAAATTAATACCTAAATCATTTCCAGCTTCAGTTGGGTCTAAAGCCAATACCACTGGGTTTGAATCCCACCACGGTAACCTTTCAATATGTTTGGGTTTATCATATCTAAAAACATGAATCATGCCAGTTTTAAATGGACGAGCATAATTTTTTACTGCACTTTCTCTAATAGATTTAGATGATTTTGCAAACCAATCTTCAGACTGTCTTCTAGCTTTAGTTTTACTACCAGCCTCTTTTGATAATTTTCTTATGTCTTTTCTAATTTGACCCATTATTTAAGTGTCTTCTCAGTTAAAACTATAAATCTCCAACCTCTATTTTCTGCCCAGGCTTTAGCATATGCATACTTATCTCTATTTTTGATAAATTGCTCCGCTAAAAATTTATACGATTTAAGTGCCTTTTGACTTTTCTTTTTTGGTGGTTTTGGTTTTTTGATTTGAGCTTCAGGTTTTATCTCGACTAAAAACTCTTCATAACCTTCATCGGTTTTAGTTTTCATATAAAAGTCAGGATAATACTTGTGTTCTCTTTTATCTGCTGTACTTATATATTTAATCTCTACAGGCTCACTGGACCACTTAACTACCGTTTCTTTAGTATCACACATAATACAAAACTTACGTTCCCATGACGATCTGTATATTATAGGCGTTGGCCCAATATACTTATCTGGATTTGTCGGTGTAAAATAACCTTGTACAAAACCCGAATTACCGGTGGGTTTTAAGTTTTTTATAGACATTATATATTGAACATTCCACCTCCATCATCTCCACCTTTTCCTGTGGTGATTCTATCAATAGACATTGTATTTTTATATTTTTGTGGGTGAATTTTATTCCAACCCTTCGCATAACCTCTTTTTGCTATTTCTGTAAAATAAGCAAATGCGTTAGTATATTTTGGATTAAAATTACGCCAATATTTTAAAAGGTCTAATAGAGCAAATTGCAAACAATCTTGCCTATCGTCTTCGTTTACATAAGTTAATTTTCTAATTGTTCGCTCTGCTAAAAGAACTAACATTTTTTCTGCAGTGGGCGTTAACTTATCTTGTTGTTTAGATTCTACAATTGCATTATATAAATCTTTATTGTTTAAATAATTCTTCTTTCTAGGCATGTTTAAATTGCTTTATTTGTTTTTATACGAAAAAAAGCTCGTTTGTTTCCAAACGAGCTTCTATTAATTTGTAAGTAAAGCTCTAAGCTGTGAGGGATATTAAATACCTTCTTTACTTGGGATGTTTATACTGTGTTTTTCAACTCTAAAAGGTTCGTCGTTTAAAAATACAGTTAAAATGTCGTTTTTACCTGCACTAGTATATTCTAATGCATCAACTTTAAGTTCAGTATCTGCTGCAACTCCATCAACTTCTCTTGATAAAGTAGCATCAATATATCCATCTGCAGTTGTTAGTAAATCTTCATTTTCCAATTCAGTAATTTCTTCTGAAATTCTTTTTATTTCAGAATCTAATAAATTATCAGCTGCTTTGATATCTGTTAGGTTTCTATTTGCTTCGGCTAATCTACCCTTTTGGTCCTTCAAGAAGAAAATCATTTCTTGCATTAGTGATAGTTTTTTTGTTTTAGCTTCTCTTCTTGCAACGAAAGATTCTAAAATATCTTCAACCATAAAAGTAATATCTGCTCCCGTTCTTTCAGCAACATACTCAATAGCTTCGTCAGCTAATAGTCTTTTAAATGCTGAAATTCTAGTAGACTCGTTTAAATCGAAAACAAATGTATTATTGCCCGATCTCATTGCAACAGAAACAATATCATTATCTCTAGTCTCTGTAACGAAATCTAACGTTTTAAATAAATTAAAGTGGTTAGAAGCTAGCTCAAATAAATTAAAAATAGCTTTATCTTCATACTTAATATAACCTGCAGAAAATACGCTTTCAGATAATGATAAGCCTACATTTAGCATTTCTATATTATTAGCGTAAAATTTGTTTTCAGTTACATTATATGAAAATCTTACTGCAATTGAAGATTTTTTAATTGAATTAATTTCTGATTCAACTAAAGATAATTCTTCCTGCACTGTACCGACTGCTGTTTTTGTTTTTGAATTTAAACTTACTTTCTTTCTTGATTCATTTAAGAATTTTGCTTTTGCTTCTAGTTCTACTAGTTTATCAAAAGATTCTAAAGCTGCATTAGATGTTTTAGAAATTCTGGTTTTATTATTGTAATCATATAAAAATGAAATAGAATTCTCATCAAATGAAAAAGTATTTACAGCTTCTACTAATGACACAAAAGTTGAATTAACATCATCTGTCAATTCAATATTTTGGTTTGCCATTTTAAAATTATGACCAGCTACATTGAACCAAGTTGTACCTTGTTCTTCAACTACTGGTGATAAAATTGCTTTATTTAATTTTCCCATTGTTTTGGTCTTTGATTTTTAATATATATCCTTATTTTATTCGTCGAATGGTAATTCAGTTCCCTCGACACCATATTGGTCTTCTAGCATAGAATTATTCCTTTGAATCTCTTCGTCTTTTATACCTTTTTCGTTTAATCCACTGTTACCAATTGTAAACATTCTATTAGATTGTTTCTTTCTTCTGCTAACTCTTTTTAATTGAGTTTCAGTTGTTTGTTGATTACCTAGGAAATCGTTTTGAGATTCACAAGAAACACCCTCTTCAATTAAAATCCATTTTGTACCATCTGATTCCCATTTGGTGTTATTGATGCAATCTATGTAAATACTAGGTGGTACAGTTGGGTCTAAGAATCCGTTAGGGTCTCCATAGTTTCCAGTTATACCATTTGCAAATGAAGTTCTAGTAAATTTTTGATAAATGTCTTCTTCAAAATCAAATGAAGGTATAAACGAATTAACCTCTAAGCTAAACGTAACTTTATGGTTTTCTTTATCGTCAAATGAATATTCAACTGGTCTCTCTTGTGTATAATCATCTGGCATCATATATTCAGATGAAATTCTATAAGTACCATCTTCTAAGTGACCTGCGTCGACGTGATAGAAATTAGCTTTGTACATTTTTTTAACTATAGCTTCAGTAACTTTGAACAAATCTAATTGACTTGATACTAAAATTTCAACATCAACCCCTAAAACAACAGGAATCATTTCAAACTCAGCTACAAAACCTTCCATTAAACCTCTTTCATTCATCATAGAATATTGTCCTAAATTTCTTTTGTTAATTAATTTAGAAGGGTCTACATTAAAAGAAGTTAAGTTTACAATACCTCTTGGTACCTTATCGTAATTGCCATCTGCAAATTGACCATCTGGGTCACAACTTAATCCGTTTACGTTTGAAAATAAAAAAGCATCTTTTAAAAAGTTTTCATCTCCAGTGACTGAATAGAAAAAGGGAACATCAACGACAACTCTTTCGTCATTAGAGACTTGTCTCCAAAAACTAAGCTTACTGTTTAAATCTGCAAGAAGACCAACTACAAGGTGTCTAATAACAGAATCGTCTTTATTGAATTTTAAATTATATGTTGCCATTAATTATATATCATTTTTAATCTATGTTCTCAATCGTAAACTTAGAAAAGCCATTTTCTCTGTATATCTGAATTTTCTTATCAAATATTTCATGCGGAAGAACAGAGTGATTAATAACAAATGTATTAATTTTATTCTCTTTAATAACTTGGTTTAAAATCTTAAGAATATTGTAAACACCGTCATGGTCTACCGAAGATAATAACTCATCTAAGAAAAGGAGGTTTAACTGCGGGAATCTTAGTTTTAAGATTTTAATAATAGCAATAATGATAATAAAGTCTGCTTTTTTTCTTTCACCAGTAGAAAGAGTCATTGGATTTATTTCTTCTCCTAAATGATTGATAATACAATTAAATTTTTCATCAAATCTAATATGGAACGGTAAGTGCATGGTTTGAGCCATAGCTGCAATGTTAGTATTAAGTCCAGGTAATATAGTTTTAACTGCTAGGTTTTTTACACCATCTTCACCTAATACTTGTTCTACAATTTCCATAAAATTATAGTCAGCGTTTAATACGCCCATATTTTTAGACTTTTCAGCCTCTTTATCTTCAAATTCTTGAATCAAATTTCGCATATGATCGAAGTCTGCACCTTGTGAACTATCTTTTAATTTAATAAGTTCTGACTTTAAACCTCTCATTGCAACTTTGTTATCTGATATTTGTGTTTCTAATTCTAGTTTAGAATCTCTAGCGTTTAAAACTTTATCTTGCAGAGCATCCATCTCTGTTTTAATAGACTTAATATCATTTGTGCTGGCATCAATCTTTTCAGTAAAAGAATCTTTTTGTTTTACGTGCCAATCAGAAGTTAATTTAGTTTCACAAGTTGGACAATGTCCACTTTCGTATAGTTTTAATTTTTTATTCAGATAATCTATTTCTCTTTTTAAATCTCCAGCTTCTGTTCTTTTTTCATTGTATTCTGTGTTGAACTTATTCATGGCATCTTCTTCTTTTTGACGACCAGTTTGAAGCTCATTAACAGTCTCATTCAAAGATAATAGCTGTGATTTTAATTCTTCTATTTTAGATGCGTTGGCAGTCGCAGACTCTTCTAGTAAAGTATTTAATTTACCTCTAACAGAAGCAATTGAATCCATAATTTGATTTAACTCAGCATCATATGAGTCTATATCATATTTAATATCTCTTCTTTCCTCTTTTATTTGTTTTTGCATATCATTAAGAATAGAAAAACCAAACATCTTATCGATAATTTGTTTTTTATCTTGATTTGACATGGTTAAAAATGATTTGAAATCATTTACAGAGAGGATAATTATATTTTTAAATACATGATATGGTATTCCAAATATTTCTTCTTCCAAATAGTCTTGAACAGATTTTTTACCAGCTTTATCAAATTCTACTCCATTTAATAAGACTGTAAATTTATTTGGCATTAAACCTCTTTCAATTTCTACTTTCATAGAATTACATTCTAACCCTATTTTTACATAAAGCTCTTTGTTAATTCTATTAGGTAAATCAGATAACTTAACGCCTTCTACTTTTCCATATAGTGCATAAATGATTGCATTGGCAATAGTGGTTTTACCATCGCCGTTTTTACCCAGCGTTAAAAACAATTTAGATTGGTCCTTTTCAAACTCTAATCTTTGTATTTGATTTCCGTATGAAGAAAAGTTTTTAAATTCAACGTAATCTATTCTCATTTTTCTATATCGTAATTATATGCACACTGTGTGTACAATTGTTTTAGTTTCTTTTTTAATTTTTCTTTAATATCTTCATCTTCGTTTAAACCTTCAACATACATATTACATAAATTTAATATGTTGTAATTTTTATACATATCTTCTATCTCATCAATATCGTAAAAATCTTTATCGATATAGTTGTCTTCTTGATAAATATTTGGTTCTAGTTTTCTACCAATATGTTGTATCTTATTGATTAACTTACTTAATGAATTAGTTGTAGCTATTTTAGAAGGAACAAAAAGATCGATAAAATTATTCTCTATCTGATTCTTAAACTGTCCCAGTGGCATATCGTATAACTGTGTTAAATTATACTTTAAAAACTTAGGTGATATATCGTTTTCAAAGAAAGTCTCTTCCATTGTCTCTAAGTCAACGAGGTCAAATCCCTTTGTATTATTAGAATCAGATCTGGTCAATTGATATGGTACACCAACCATTAAAAGCTTTCCTTTATTTTGTCTAAAGTGAATATGGCCAGAATAAACTCTAGTATACTTATCATAAATATTGGAATCTGTACCGTGATCGTTTTTTACCTTTGCATTTAGGTAAATACCTCTTACTTCTGAATGACAATAGACTATTTCAGCTTGTGGATATTCCGCTAATGTTTCAGCTTCATGTGATGCGTCTCTTCTCCAAGGCATCATTAATACTTTTCTTCCTGACCAATCTAATAGTTTGGGGTCTTTGTATATTTGAACATTAGGAATCCATTTTAAACTATCAATAGAAGTTACTTCATTTGAACTTTTGGCCCAAATATCATGATTACCACATATAATGTGAACAGGTAAGATTTCACCTAATCTTTCGAATAAGTCAACTGCATAATTAAGTACCTTAATGTTAATACTTTGCCTGTTATCGAACGTGTCACCGACTTGTACTAAAACGTCACCTGGTTTGACATGTTTCTTAAGAGTTGGAATAAAAAGTTCTTCAAAGAAATGTTTTTGAATATTAAGCCATTCTGTTGAATTGGCTCTAACACCAAAATGTAAATCTCCAAGAACCCAAACTCTTTTGGCACCTTGTTTGATTACTTTGGAATCAATCATTTAAAATAATCTTTTAATGTTTTTCTTTTCTAAAATACCTGTTCTATCGTCAAGTTCTTGAATAAGGTCTTCTTTATAGACATTAGATAGTGAACTATAAAACTTTGAAGGGTTAATGTCAAAATAAACGCATGATTCGCTAAACAAATCTATTCTACTAAATTTAGAACCCATCTCATCTACTATATAGCCATATACCGCGTTTATATCTGCCTTCTTGAGATTATTACATTTACCTAATTCATCGACTTCATTAAACACTTTAAATCTAGAAAGTCCAATTAATTCATGAATCTTTCTAGCAATCATATCGTAATGAATCTTCTCTTCTTGGTCTTGATTCTGTTTTATAGAAGGGTCTAAATCAAAATTTATACTACCGTTTAATTCAAAATCAGGAGAATCAAATGAATTATTAAATATTTTATCGTTTGCCATAATTATATACTGTGTAAATTAGAATTAGTAATATCGTCTGTTTCGACAAGTCTCATGTAATTCCAATTAATGTTTAACTTACATTTAGTTCCTTTACCTTCTCCATCTCTTATTTTGAGAACCTTTAACCAATACTCATTATTGGCTCTCATTAAATCATCTTGAATAATACCTAACATAACATCAGCTGTGTGTGAAAGACCTGCAGATTCTGCAATATCTGTCATTGTAATATCTGATGAATTATAGCCAGATCTGGTGATTTGTGTTGCTGTAACAATTAACCAATCGTTTCTAATACCCATAGCTCGAAGGTCTTCAGCGATTTGCTTAATCTTCATATAAGTATTTTCAGTATTTTGATTTCTGTAATTTGCCAAAATATTAATATAGTCAACTACAACTGCTCCTATTTTAATTTGTCTTTCTTCTTCAATTTGACTAACGTATGCTTCAATATCTAATACTGTTGCTTGCGATGTTGGAAATTGTTTAATAAACAGTTGGCCTGGAGGGGTAAAGCCATCTCCAACTGTTTCTAATTTTCTTTTAATAGAATCTTTACTTTTTGCTTTTTCTGCATAATCATTGATATCAATGGTTAACAAATTTGAACCGATTCTTTTTACAAACTTGTGTGCTGCCATTTCTGCGGTAATTACTACAGTATTGGTTCCCATTTTTACAAAGTTGGCAGCATCGTTTGCCAAGTAAATTGACTTACCGATATTCTGCTCACCTGCATAAACGACGAGGTTACCACCTTTGTCATAACCACCACCTAACATTCTATCAATAAAATTGTAACCTGTACTTACTTTTTCTGTTTCTCTTTGGTCGTGTGAATCGACATCGAAGAAGTCTAAACCTAAATCAGAATTAAAACTAAGATTATTTCTATCATTAATAAGACCTTTAACTTTAGTAACAATACTGTCTACATTCTCAGGAGTAACCTGTGTAGTCTTAATAAATTCTATAGTATCTACTAAAGAAGTGTCAAATGTACGCCATTTAATCCAAGATTCAGCGGTAGAAGTTAACCAATCTTCGTCATATTGGTCTAAATCAACTTCAAATAAAATATCTAATATATTTTCAGATATCTTTTCTTTAGCTCTTTGATTTCTTTGAGTTAATAGTGATAGGTTTTCTTTAGTTGGAGTTTCATTATATTTTGTATAGAATTGGTTAGATATTCTACTTAAAATATCGATCTCTTCAGATGTATAAAACCCAGCTTTAATGCTCTGTAAATATTTTGGCTTTGCTAAAGAAAGCTTGAAGAAAATCTTTTCAAAATCCTGTCCAAATTCCATTTAATATATTTTTCGTTTATTATTGTATGTGAAAATCACATATTGTTTACCCAAATGGGTTTTCTTTAATTTTCCAAGATAATTTACCTGGAGTTTCATTGACACTTTCGATCAAATCCAATTTAAGTAGTTCTTCAATTGAATCTAATAAATGGTCTTCACTTGTTTCTGGAAACCTATAAGTTTTTAAGGCATGTAGAGTAAAATTACCCTTGTGTCTATCTGGCATTCTAACACATAGCTTAACTTCAGCTAGTAATATGTCAAAAGATGTTGGATAATTGGGTAAGTCCTTTTCAATACCTAAAATGTATTTTATAGGTAACTTATCCTCATTAATTTGCATCCTCTTCTAAAATTTCGTCTAAATCTATTTCACGCTCTTCTGTGTTGTAATTAAACACATGTTTAATTCTTGCCTCAATCTTTTCTAAAACCTCTTGAGTAAAGACTTTTTCTGAGAAGAAATCTTTGTTAGGTACTGATTCGTCTAAATGTTTACAAATCCAATTTCTTGCGGTCTTTTTAGGAATCTTTTCACCTTTTTCAATTACACCTTTAGTAATACCTATTTCTTCCCAATCGATATATTGTTCTAAACCAACATATCTGTTCATGCCCTTTGTAAAATGTAAATGGAATTTGATATTGTGTGGTTTAGCAAATCTATTTTTATTTGGTTTTGCTGTAACAATAATACCTGCTTTTTCTCCACTAGACTCTTTAAGCTGTGCTTTGTTTAAGAATAAAACAATCGATGCAGCATATTCTGGTCCTGTTCCACCACCAGCAACTTGTCTAGAAATAAAATCTTGAGTTTGGTATGTGTGATTAGTAAAAATAAATGGAATCTTTAAGTCTGCCAATGGTGTCATAATAATTCTAAAAATAGATTTAAGAACTTTAGACCTTGTCATGTCAGCTTTTTCACTACCTGATTTTGCATCTTCAATTTCCTTCTGTGTTGCTAAGTTACCTGCAGAATCAAGAATCATCATAACTTTTGGTGTTTTACCACCAATTCTTTTGATTTCTTGCATTTTGCTAGTTAATGTAGTAACTGAAGTTCTAAACTCTTGAACAGTATTGATTGGCTGATAGTTAACTTTAGATGTATCAATGCCAAACTTAATCATTTGGTCTTTATCAACAGCAGCTTCTGAGTCATAGTAAATTACACTATATCCCATATCAATTGCTCTTTTAACTGAGTTTAAAACTAAGAACGTTTTACCAGTACCTGATGGTCCTGCAATTGAACATGTTCTACTATTTGGCCAGCCACCAAAAAGCGAACCACTTACACATGCGTTTAAGTGATAATTACCAGTGTCAATCCACTCTGTAACCTCACTGAATGTAGAATTTTCCATAACTGAACCCATTGGATTCAATTGTTTTAATTCTGCATTTATGTCGTCAAAACTGAAATCTTTCTTTGCCATATTATGATATTGTTTTTAGTTATATGTTAAATTAGCCCTTTGTTTCTTCATTTATATCAAGTACATCTTGGTCTGGAAAAAGAGCTCTTTCTTGTTCTCTTAAATCATTTAATTCTTTAATATACTTTTTAGCCTCTGTTTGAAGCTCATCTACTTGATATTGAATATCGGCTAATTTATGCAAAATTCTTCTGTAGTTTTCTACAAAATCATGTTGCTCTTTATTTAATTTTACTTCCATATTAGTCTATGCCTCTTTGTGCAATTGTATCAACATCCTCATCGTAGTCGTCGAATATAGATAATTGCTTTTCATTTTTTGGGTTTTGTTCATTTAATTGCCAGACTAATTGTCTAACATGTTTGCCCAATTCCATGTCGTTTGGATATTTTTTTACCAAATCGATAATTGTTTTGTGTGATAGAATATTTGTCATTTGTTTAAAATAGTGCCGAAGCGTAAATTAGATTTGTATCTAATGTTTGCAATCCAATTGCTGTTAAAACTCTATTTAATGGGTCGATCATGGACTTTTCGAATTGAGTGTCATAATCTACCGGAGGAGCAATTTCATATGGATGCTCATTAGGCATATATGCATAAACTTCTGATATGGGTGATTTACAGTTGTAAATTTTTAGTTTTTCACCATTACCAATGAGTTTATACTTATTTTTGTACTTCTTATTATTATTAAGAAGATAATTGTAATAACCTGCAGCTTTTACGTTAGCTGGACATTTTAGGCCAACTTGTAATTCTATTTGGTCATCTACAATATATTTGTCAATGTTATTAGTTCTACGATTAAAAGATATATCGTCTACGTCTATAAGAGCAAACTCTTTTTTTGTTTGTTTCATAAACTCAACTAAAGTTTGTAAATCTTTAGATGTTGGTGTAACTCTAGACTTAAATAAAATCTTAAGAGCTTCTACTAATTTTTCTCTTACAAATTTAGGCGTTGAAGATTGAATCGTATCAAATCCAATTGTTTTTACTTTTTTCAAAGAAGGGTGTCGATCTGTTACTTCTAATTTATCATCCCATGCAATATTTTGAATGTATTTCTTTTTACTCATCCAAATACCATTGTAAGCAAGAGATTCTAGTTCAAATATTAAGAAATTATCTGTATTTCTTTTATCTGCATATTTTTCCATACATTTAACAATGTAATCCTTTAGTCTAAAAGCATAAAATGCTAAGATAAATTCATCAATTGTTAATTGCTTAGATTCGTCTTCCCAAATAATAGACTCATAAAGGTCTTGGAACTGAACATAACAAGAATCTGTGTCAATATAGATTACTGCAGGTTTTTCTATTTTACCTTTTACTTTAATACCAAATTGTTGGTGAACAGCAGTATCTTTATGCCAAAAATCATTAACATATTTGTTGAGTATTGATTCAGAATAAAGAATTGCATTTTTACCTTGTTTAGTAATAGATTCTGCAATATCGATGTTAAAGAAGTGAAACCATTTATTACCGAATGCTCCATAGATAGAGTTAAGTGTCAACTTAACTGCTTGTTCATATGCAGTATATTTGGCAGAAAGCTGCTCGTAATGGTCTACGAGCAGCTTCGCCTCATCATTAGATAATTCATCTATTGGTTTTTGTTCTAACCCCTTAATATCCATATATTAGGCAGTTTGGCAAGTTGATACTGTCAATAAAGTCGTAGAGTCGTTTGATTCAAAAACAACTTTAGAACCAGAAACATAAACAGTTTGCTCTTCTTTGTCTAATAAGTTTAGATATTTTTTATACACGGTAACATTACCGTTACCACTAGTGTCTGGTGTCAATAGTACGTTAAATGATTTACCGTCTACATTTACACCTGAAACATCAGATTTAATACCGAATGTTTCTTCTTTGTCAAGAGAGAATAGATTTTTAACTTTGTTAATCATGTGAGTATCAAAGCTAAAGTCAAACTCTGCATCGTTACGTGCAAAGATAACATCTCTTTGTTCTTGAGTTAGGTCTTTAAAGCCAAGAGATGGCTCTGAACACGCAAGTGTGATTTCTAATTCATCATTGAAAATTCTAAGAGTAGATGCTACTAATTCTCCTTCGTTCTCTACGAATTCTAACTCACCTTTAATAGCGTCGCTTTCAAAGTGCTTAAGTGCATCAATAACTTTAGAACCTTCAAAGAATGCAATTTTCATTTCTTTATCGGTTTCTGGCCACTCATCTACTTGAAAAATAGAATTAGCTTCTACAGAGTGATGTTTTACCGCATCTCTTTGTGGAAGATATACAGTAGATTCAATTTGTCCATTGTTTATCTTCATGTAAACAAAAGAGTCGATTAATTTAACTCGATTAATAAATCCAGTTAGTGCATGTTGGTCAATGCGATTAATTTGTAATTTCATAATGAATATTATTATTTAATGATGTTTGATTATTATACTTGGTCTTGTTAAAATGTTTCAATAAAAAAGAAAGGGCCGAAGCCCTTTCAAATGTTGTCGCTGGGGTTAATTAGACAGTTTCTTTCTCAGAAACAAATCTCGATTTAAGTGAATTTAGTTCGTGGAATATATTATCCACAAATGATGTGTTGTCTTTAAATTTAGTTTCAATTCTATTCTCTAATTTATCAGTTCTTGAATCAATATAAGTATAGATTTCTTCTAATTTTTTATATCGATCACTATCTAGTTTATCGATATGTTCAAATAATTTACTTTCTATTCTATCAACTCTATCAATTTCTTGATCGATCCTTCGATCGAGCATATCTGTTGATTCGTCGAAATATAGTTCAGCTCTTTTAAGCCGGTCGTTTGTGAACTCTTTAAGTTCTTTCTTAATCATAAACACTCTCAAAATAGCAATCGAAGTTACCACAGAAAGAGCACCTAAAATAAAATATAATGTTTCCATAATTTTGTTGTATTTTTAATTTGCGACAACATAGATTATATCGTGGGGAAATAAAATGTTTCAAAAAAGTAAGGCCAGGAAGTAGCGAACTCCTGGCCTTTTTTTTCCGAGAACTATCTCGGTCCTAAGACGTGGTCTTCAAACCACACCTTTATCCATCACATGATAGGCAATCTGGGTCTATAGCTGCTTTTGCTATATCTCCTCTCAACACCGATTCTGTTCTCATATAATAAAGTGTTTTTACACCTTGTCGATATGCTTCTAAATGTACTTGGTTAATAAACTTAGGTTCAGCTTCTTTTGGAAATGCTAAATTTAAACTAACAGATTGATCGACATATTGTTGTCTTACGCCCGCTTGCTTTACTAAATCTAGTTGATTAATTTCTTTAAATGTTTTAAATACATTTTTAACAACAATCCATTTATCTTTTTGCATTTCATTAAGCGCATCGTATTTTGCTTTAGATATTACATTTTCTTTATTTGTAATAACTGTACCCACTTCAACATAATAATCTTGCAAGAAATCTAAACCTTGTACTGAGCCTCCGTCTTCTAGAATTTTATTCCAAGTAGCCTTAGTGTCTTTGTTAATTATTTTTAAAACGCTTTCTAGTGTTTTATTTTTTCTAATAAATGTACCTTTAGCCGTTTGCTCTGTAAAAACATTGGCTGCCCATGGTTCAATACCTGGAGAAACATTGCCGCTTAATTTAGAATTAGAAACTGTAGGTGCAACCGCTCTTAAGTGAGTGTTTCTCATTCCAGTATCTCTACACCATAGTGGTTCACCAAATTCCAACGCCATATCCCTTGATGCTTTTTCTGTTTCTGTTCTTAACTGTTGAAAAATCTTACGAGTTTCAAATTGAGCAGAAAGGCCTTCAAATGGAATTCCTCTATCTTGTAAATATGTATGCCATCCAAGAACACCCAATCCAAGAGCTCTACCTTTCTCTGCAGATCTGATTGAATTTTCAAATCCTCTCATAAATTTAGCCTTTTGAATAAATTCTTCAAGAACACCATCTAAAAACCAAGTTGCAGTATAAATAAGGTCGGTATCTTTCCACTCGTCGTATTTGGCTAAATTTACAGATGATAAACAACAAACAAAACTGTGATTTTCATCTGTATGTAGTGTAATCTCTGAACATATGTTCGTCATAAACACCTTTAATCCATTTTTCTTGTAAGCATCCGGATTCTGACGATTGATATTACCTTTAAAGAAAATATATGGCTCGCCTGTTGCTCTACGTTTTCTTAAAACTGCAGCCCAACGCTTTCTTGATTCTTTATCACCAGCTTCTACTTTTTGCATAAAACCATCTGGAACCACAACACATTGATGTAAGTTTAAAGATTGTCTATTTACATCACCTTTAGGTTCTCTAATTTCTAGCCATTCCCAAAAATCATCATGTTCAATATCAATGTTAACTGATGCTGCTCCTCTACGCACAGAACCTTGATTGGTTGCCAATATTGTTGAGTCATAGATTTTACAGAAAGGTACAACTCCATCTGATGTTCCGTTTCCTTTAATTTGTGCGCCTGCTGGTCTGATTTGATTGATTCCAATTCCAACTCCTCCTCCATGTTTTGCCAATAGCATCATTTCTAGGTTTTTAGCACCAATGTCGTGAATAGAATCAGCAACGTCGATACCAAAGCAAGAAATAGGAAGACCTCTTTCTAAACCTGTATTTGATAAAACTGGAGATGCTAAATTTAACCAGCCTTTCCATATATAATCAAAAAACTTGCTAGCCATTTCTGGTTTACCAAGTCTTCTTGCAATTGTAGTTGCAACTCTCCAATAAGCGTCTTTTGGTTTCTCATCATAGTATAAGTAACCATTACTTATTGTTTTAACGTAAATTTCAGTATTTGCCCATGTAGGAAAATCAACGCCAAGTTCCCATCCTAGTTCTTCGCCATGATTTACTACATTAGTTTGTTTTTTTGCCATGTTCATTTTTTAGTTAGTATTAATCAAATAAATCGTCTTCGTCCCAGTTTTCATCTTCACCTGCTTTTGCGTAATCAGTTGGTCTAACCGCAAAAAAGTCAGTGTGAGTATGACCACCTGTAAGGTGATAAAACCAATCTAACTCAGAAGCTTTATCTTCGCTAAACTCAAAAATAGAATCATAACCTAACTCCATTAATTTTTCATTAGTTCTTTTAGTAATAAAATGCTTAAGATCGTCAGCTTTCATATTATCTAAATCACCCTGTTCAAACATTTTATTAATAAACTTATGTTCCATGTCTTTCATAAGTTTAGCTGCTTCTTTTACATCATTTTCTACAGATTGTTTCAGCTCAGGATATTCTTGACACATATGATTAAATAATTGACATCCCATTTTTGAATGTAAAGATTCATCTCTTACTGACCATTTCATTTGTTGACCGATACCTTTAAGAAGGTTTCTCATTTGAAATGAATATAATACTGCAAATGAAGAATAAAGAGATACACCTTCTGCAAACGCAGAAAAAATAGCTAAAGACCTTGCAACTTCCTTTCTTGCTTGGGGATTTGTGGCCAAATCTTCATGTGTGTAATCTGCAGAAGTAGAAGTTAAAAGTTCAAATTTTTCAGCAATTGCTGGTTCATGAAGAAATGCTGCGAAATCTTCTAGACCCAATGTCTCGTTTAAATAAGAATAAGCTGTAGCGTGTATTGTTTCTTGAGAACCAAACATCATTGCCATTTGTTTGATTTCGTGTTTAGGAAACCATCTAGTTACCATAGTTGTCCAATAATCAGATACTGCACATTCAGTTTGTGCAAAACCTAAAAGAATATTTCCTACGATATTCTTTTCATGTGGCATAAGATTTTCATTCCAATCCTTGACGTCGCCTTGCATTGAAATTTCAGTGTGTAACCAAAAAGCTTGAGCTTGTTTTAACCAACCTTCAGTGTAGTACTCTGGGTACTCAAAAGGCTTAAATTCTATTCTTTCTTTAAAGAGTGATGACATATTGCTATTATTTTTTTTAATTATATTTTTGACATAATGGTCTTTAGACTAAAAAAGGCCTATAGGCCAGTTTCAATCTCTTAGAAGTTTAAATAATAGCAGCGCTGCTATGTGTTAATTTATATATCGCGCTACTATTTGAAAACTTCTAAAATTAGACCCTAAATTTTTTTTTAATTTCGTGAGCTTTCTCATAATATGAATAAGAAGTCTTTTTGTATTCTTTACGTTGTGCATAAAGGTCACTTAAGATTTTCTTAAGAATAGAATCTTCTTTTTTATAGACTACTCCATTCTCACATACAATTACATTTTTATCCTTTCTTCGCTCAGCTATATCGATTTCGTTGACTTGTTCGACAAATGAATCTGGAGAAATATTAAACTGTCTCATAATTGAAGGATATAGAGAAGCGAAATCAAAGGCGCTTACTCCACTATAATATCCAACAATCGGTTGTTTAACAAACGCGCCTTGAAACTTACCGTCTTTTTTCGCGTCTTCTCTACCATATTCAATACCGATCTTTTTGTTTTGTTCTGCTAATTTTCTTGCAATTAACGATTCTGTTACTGCCACGGGAGACGCAGCTTTGTAAAGAGGCATTTTAGTAATAGTAGCAAGAGTTAATAGAACTTCCATCGATCTAAGTTGTTTATCTATATAGTAAACCAACACGGAGTCGACTACGTTATAGTAAACATACTTTTGAAAATCATTTTCATACAAATCTTGAAGTGAACCTGTATATTTGATTTTCTGTACATCCAATACTGCACCTGATACAAAATCAAGTGAGTTGGATTCTTTTACAGCAACAGACCTATCATATTTGTCATAAAGTTGCATGTAATCTAAGATTCCCATATGAACTGGTCTACTATCATTTCTATCTAACTGTCCAGTGATAGCCACCTCAGTCAGGTCGATTTGTAGTCTTTTACATCTATTAACGATATACTGCCAGTCATAGTTAATGAAATTCCACCCTGTCATCATTGGGAACTTAGGTAAAAACTTATGCAAGAATGTATATAACATATTATATTCGTTATCGAATTTGTAATAGCTAAATTCCCAATCTTGGTCATAATTTTTCATATGTGCATTTGTATCGTCTTCAATCTTTTTAATTTGCTCTGAAGAAAGGTCTTCTAGACCTAATACAATTGCTTTTCTTTCGGGTGTAATAATGGAAAAAGTTAAGATTCTTGACTTAGCTTCTTCTGGTTTAGGGAAACCATCGACAATCTCTGTCTCAATATCGACAAAGTATGTTCTTGGCATATTGAATTCATAAATTTCTTCTCTATCCTTTTCAGGTAAACTGTCCATAAAATAAAGAAGAGAAAACTTATTAAATCCTCTTGACAAACTTCTCTTAAGTGGCCTCCCGTCCCAGTTTCTAACTGTACCATCTTTCCATTTGTCTTTTTCTTCAGTCACTACCCAATTTTGGAATTGGCTGACTGGATATCTTTTAAAAGAAACTTTACCTTCCTTATTGTAGTAGGAGATAATTAATTCTTTATCTGTTTGTTCAATGTCTAATAACATTAATAGCCTCGGTTTTGTCTGTCATGATTTTCTGCATTCTTTGCCATGTACAAGTTAACAATATCTTTAGCTGTCATTCCAATAGAAATTGCAAAATTCATATAAAAGTGCAATCCATCAATCCACTCATAAAATAATTCTAACCTATCAGCCTCTGACAAATCTTCAACTTTCATATTAGCAGCATCTTTGTGCGTACCTTTCCAATATTTCCAAGCTGCTGAACCAATGCCGTCATTAATGCCTCCAAGTGCATCAAACATTTCATTTAGTTCGTCTGACATTGCGTGTTTGTTTACACACCAAAAATCGGCTATCTCTTTAAGAGTCCAACCTGTAAAATCAAAACCTAAACGTTTTTGTAGTTCAATTTGTTTATTGTAAATCAAACCTAAAGTATCGTTGTCGGTATCGTAGAAGTTTGTAACTTCTAAATCTGCACATTTGTTATCTGAATTTGCCATATATTTTTATTTGTATATTAATTTTATGAATTTACTGTGGGTTGTTTCATTTTTTCATCTCTTATTTCTCCCCAGTCTCTTCTAGAATCTGTAATAATTTTCGTATCTTCTAATTCTGGCTTTGGGTCTCCACCTACATTCCAAAACCAAGCACCTGGTGAACCATGCTTTGTCATAAACTCCCATGCTTTAGCATCGTAATTCATAGCAGATGGAAACGGTGGATTATATTCTTTGTTGACATCTTGATTAAACGCTTTTGGATGAGACCACATCGTAGCCCTACCTCTTTCGCCGGCTTTTATATTTCTAGCAACAGCGACTGCATTAAATTTAGCGTCAGGCCAAGCTATTTGTAAAGAACGTTGTAATACTCCAGTTGAAATAGCAGACCAAACTTCATCTGGATATCCATATTTTTCTGCTAAATCATACGCTACCTTTACCGCAGCTGCAGTGACTAGTTCATGTTTAAGTCCTAGTGGAATAAAAAACGCATTATTATCTTCTGCCCATTGTTTTGCGATTCTATTTAGATTTGGCATCGCCGCGACTCTTCTAAATTTCATTTCTGCCCCTCTTTCAACACAAATAGCTTGATGATCGGAAATCTCTTTTTGAGATGGACTAAATAAAACTAATTTCTTATTATATTTTTTGGCTAAATATGCAAGTGAAATTCCAGCAAAACCATATCTCGGCTGTACGTATACTAAAGTATCTTTTGGACATGTTTGTACTAAAATATCTCCAAACCTACACTTTGAACCAAATCCCATTAAGTCTTCTCTTACTACTTTAAATCCATCGTGGTCTACTAATTCCGGTGCAGGAAAAGGGTCAACCCAATCACCCGCAAGGTCCAACCATGCTTGTCGATTTGGCATCATTAAATTTATGTCTTGATTAAAAAGACTTTCAGTGTGTTTATTATGAGCCATATTCGTTTGCTTTGTTTATCAATTCAGAAGATGATTGTATTTTACCACCTCCAATATTCCATATCATATCTATGTTATACGCGCTACAAAAGCCCATTTCTGGTGTATTCTTATTTGTTCTATCACCTCCATTTGCAAACGCAATAGAACGTTCAGGATAAAGAGAATGTACTCTCATAAGTAATTCAATTGCCGAACCAGCATCATCGTCCTTAAATGACATAACATCATCCACATATTTGAATGCTTCTAATATTTCGGCTCTTTCTGCAAATGACATAAATGCTTTACCCTTTTTATTAACTAACCATTGATTAGAATTTAAGCCACATATAACTTTATGGCCCATGTTTTTAGCAGCTTTGAACATTCTAACATGACCTTTATGTACGGGGTCAAATCCTCCACTAACTACAACGATGTCGTATTTTTTATTATCTTCCATTTTTATTCGTTTGGATAGTCTCTGCCCCACAAATATTTAGTTGTGTTAGCATTAACTAATATTTCTTTTTTTGGATGTTTAGCTAAATTAAAGTTACCATCGAATATCCAAGTATATGGAATTCTCTTTGTAGGTGACTTAATGCCATGACTAATCGCAATGTGTTTATAGAAGAAACATGTTTTATCTTCTACATTTAAATACTTTTGACTTTCCATTGGATTATTTGGATGATTTACGAGTACATCCATTTGTCTTAGCCATTCTTCAGCGTGTTTGTTTTCTGCAATAAATTGACCATCTTTGTCAATCGTGTATTTTACTTTTCCATTTAAATTAACTCCTCCAAATATTTGTTGCATGCCATCAAAGTGTCCAGTTCCTCCAAATAAAATAGATTCTGGGTCAACCAGATCTGGTCTACTCATTGCAACATATCTTGCTGTGTTTTTACATGGATATAATGGTGACCTAAATCCTTGATGTTCTTTAAAATAAGCTTCTAATAATTTAGCAAATTCCATCATCGTATATGGTCTTTCTAAATCTTTAAGAATATGAACCATATCTTTTGCGGCTTTTTTAGGTCCATTAATTAACCAATCTTTGACAATAGTGCCCTTTGGATAATAGATTTGAAATAAATCATTTCTTGCATGTCTGTTTTCTACAAAATGCGCCCTAGTCTTTTCTTCACCTTCATTAATTAAGCGAGTTATTGTACCCCAATGTTCATTTGAAAAAGAGAAAACAATGGTATAATAAAGTAGCTTCTCTAAGTCTGTTTCTTTTTGCATCATATAACAATAAGGATGCTCGTGCCAATGTAGTCTATGGGAAAATATCTGATAGTCTTCTAACAAAAGTTTATCTTCTCTCTTATCAAACTCGTGACAAAATTCAAAAAACTTTGCTAGCCTCATTTCTTCTGACCAATCTTTCATCCAACTTTCTGCTGGCTTTTTCTTTTTAAATGCAATATCTGTAGAGGTACCGTCATATGTGATATTTCTATACTCTTGTGTAACATCATCTTCAAACGTAAAGAGCGCCTCTTGTTGAGGTGTTATTACCTTTGGTTCTTTTATTATCTCTTTTATATTTTCACTCATATTGATGCTACCTTTTTTTTGTACTCTTCAACTGATACTCCAGCGCTTTGTAATATTTTATCGTCTGATGGAAATGAAGTCATTCCATTAAATGTTTCTACAAGCCCTAAATCTAACATTGCTTTTTGTCTACCGAATGGATGGTCTTTGATTTCAGAAGAATTCCAAAGAGTGTCCATATTAATGTGTGCATAATCTGCACCCGGTCTTAGATAGTTTTCTATCCATCTAATAAAATCACAAGCAACATCTTCTGCGTTATATGGTAAAGACCCTGTGTCTTCATATATTTTGTTCATAACAGCATCTAAGAATTCTTCACTTTTTTTGCCTTTATTTTCTATTGGGTCTGCAAGATATCCAATACATTCTACCGCATTTGTACCATAATAAAACATTGATTCTCTATTCATGAAATCTGGAAACCAATCACATACATCTGCAATAACTGCAGCATATTGAAATCTATAAGCTCTTAGACCATTGTCTGCATTCCACTTAAACATCCACTCGCCCAATTCTCTTAAATCTTTTTTGCCACCCTGTCTTAAAAAGTTTGCCATGTCTCTGGCCATTCTTGGTGCGAATTCACATAAGAAATAATCTCCACCTCTTTTGTAAACATATTCTGGTTTACTAAAGTTTGCCATGCCTACAAAAGAATCTTCATTTACTTCTGGCTTTGGTGGTTTTGGAAATGCAGGAAATTGATAACCAACTGAAGTATAAAATGGTGTTGGATGATATTTTACCTTTTCACACATATCTTCAATGGTATCACAGTCATATAAATCAAATAAGATTGTGTTATGATATCCCGATGGCTTAGTTGCGTAATTAATTGCAGAGCCACATACTCTATGTAAAATAAAAATATAAAGCCATTCTTCTAATCCAAAAACATCTCTTTTATTTGACCAATTAGTAGCAACTTCCTTTCTTTGTGTAGTATAAAGTCCAGCTTGCATTCTAGACCAATATGGATGTTCTTTTGACCATCCATAAAAACAATCATTTACTATTTGGGAGAAACCAGCAAATTTACGCTCTACTACATCGTATAGTTCGATGTGGTGCATAAGTTCATCTCCAATATTTGATTCTGCATGTGGGACATGACCTAAATTACTTAAATCTTGTTGTTTTTGTGCTAAATCAAAATATCTTAAAAATTCTTCGTAGTATTTGGTTGTTTTTATTTGCATATTATTGTATGATTTTCCAACTAAATGCAGGTCTATTTCTTTGATATTGCCCCATAGACCACTCTATGTCTTTGGTTTCTATTTCAATTATTTCAACTTCTTTTGATGTTGCGTAAGTAATTTCTATTTTAAATTTTTCGTCTAGTTTCATATTAGAATAATGACATTGTTTGTTTGATTAATTTTTTATTTTGACAATTATTTACTAAATCCCATCTGTAAAATTCTCTAGCAATATGAACTGATTTTGGTTTTTCCATAACATCAAACGTTAATTCTCCAATTGCGTTAAAATAAACCTCAGGGTGTTTATATGATTTCCATCCATGTTTTTCACACATATCATCAATACCTGAATTAATTTCTTTAACTAGTGCTGTTCTTTCTGACCATGTGCCAGTAAAGGGTGTGCCTTTATAGTAACCTGTTTTGGGTAAAGAACGTGATTCATTTTCAATAGGTAAAGTGTGAACCACTTCAATTTCTTCTACACCATTTTCTTGAAGTTTTAATAATTCTACTTCATAGTTAGCTAAAAGTGTTTTTACAGAGGCCGATGGATTATCTTGTCTCATTAAGTGATGACGAACATCAATATTACCCATATAAACTCTAAGTGATTTAATCCATGGATAAACATAAGTATCTAAACCTCTTTTAAGAGCTCCGTGCATAGTCAAGCCATCGTGTCGTTGAGTCATATAACCTGGTGTGTATTGACTAAACGAATGGCTATCACCAAAACAAAGCTTATCTGTTTTTTGAATACAATCAATTCTAGGAATATTATTCGCACAAATTTCTTTAATGTTGTCGATTTTATCTTCAATCGTTTTGAATAAATCCGTACCTGTGTGTAATCTTTGATCGATTAATGTACCAATACATGGCATGTCATG